TTAATATATGTTTGAATATTTTTATTAAATTTATTAATTTCTTTCATTACTAGTTTTATTGGTTTTCCAGATTGAATTTTTTCAGTAATATAATATTCATCACCTTGGATATGTATTACTAATCTAACCAAATAACCTAATTGTTTTTCCGAACGTAAAATATCAAAAAATAGTTGTTTTATTATTTTGTGTAATACTATTAACATTCCAAAATATTTTGGCGTAAATGTACCTATTCTGTAATAATAACTAATTAAATTAGATTTTTCATTTTTATTTGGATGTTTAATATTCATATCTGTAATTACTTTTGGATGTGCTAATGGATATATATTATTACTTAATAAACTAGTCAATAATGAAGGGTTATTTACATTAAATAATGAAGAGTTATTTACATTAAATAATTTTTTAATAGTATCTAATGGTATATTACCATAAATAAAAGTTGTTAATGCAGTTTTATCAAATAATTGTAATATATGATTATGTATATCAGAATAAGTAATAGTATCAAGTGCATTTAATAATTCATTAGCATTATATTCTTGGTCTGCTTTACTTGATACTAAATATTCAGCATATTCAAATGGGTTTAAAAATATTATATTTAAATAATATTCTTTTAATGATACTATTAAATTATTAATATATTTTTCATCTAATTTTAAAAAATGTTTATCTACATGTTGTAAAAAAATATTAAATTGTTTTAATACTTTTTCTAATTTTATAAAATCATTAAGACCATTAATAGTAATACTAATTGTAGATAATCTAAAAAATGATGCAAATGTTATATTATAATAAACTTGAAATGGTTTATACATAATAATACTTGTTAAAAAATTTAATACAGAACATACTAATGTTGTAAGAATATATTTTTTTGGAGTATTAAAATAATTAATATTATTTAATTGATAATATAAAAGAACAGTTGGTTCACCAAATTTTGAACATCCCCCATACCATAATTTATCACCAATTAATATTGGGACATTATATTTATCTAATGATGTAAATAATTTTGGTCTAACATCTAAATAATCATTTAATGTATCAATATTAAACACATCAGTATAATGTGTTGTATCTTTAAATTTTGAATCAATAAATGTATATTCTGTTTTATATTCTCTAGCTTTAATAAATATATGTTTAATAATTCCAGGATAATCTTGCGCGCATATAATTTTAATTACATTTTGATTATTAATATATTTACTATATAATTTAGAATATTCATCAGTTGTTTTTATTTGTGCAATTTTAAAAAATCCATCAAATACATTTTGTGTTTTATAATATATATGATTTACTGATAATAAATTACATAAACTTTCCGTGTCAAATTTATTTAAATTATCAAATTGTATATTACTGATTTTACTAAAATAGATTGCATATTTTTTAATATCCATATTAATAATTTGTTTTATTGCATCAAATAATAAATGTTCGCAATATTGCATATTAGAATAACCTTCTTTTGTAAAATATAATGTTATAGATAACATACCTGTAAAATTAATATCTGCTGAAATATTTTTTATATAACCCATATTTTTTAAATGAAAATATAATGACTCTTCAGATTGTATAGTTAAAATGGATGTAAATATACTGAAATCTTTTGAATATAAATAAACTAGTTGATAAGGAATCTCATAATTATAGGATACATCATATATATTCATTAAGGATTTCATATATATGATTTTTCCTTTATTTTTTGTATAACATGGTTTAGGAATGACTAATGTATTAGATTTAGTTATTGGTTTTTTAATATGTCCAAATGTATTTTCAATTAATGTAAGAATTTCCCTATGTGTTTTTGAGGATGCAATACAAATAGAAATATTAGTAGATATATAATATTTTTTATAAAATTCAATTAGTTTATCTAGGATACCTGGTTTATTTAATGTATTATGCGAACCAGTTCCAAAAATATTTATAGGTGTATTATCATCTGATAAATCTAATAAAAGTTGCATATGTCTCCATCCATCGCTATTAATATTTTTTTGATGTTCGCTATCAACTGAATTTATTTCTTTAGCAATTGCATCTTTATTAAATAATGGATCTATAAAAAATCTACTAAATATATCTATTATTTCTAAAAGACCATGGTCTAAAACATTAAAATAATACACAGTTTCAAGGAAATCGGTATATGCATTAGAAAATCCACCATATTGATTTAGTTTTTCAAAGTAATGATTCACATTTGGATATTTGCGACTACCCATAAACAACATGTGTTCAAGAAAATGTGGTAAACCGTCATAACCTTTAGGGCATCCAAAAGTGCCAATATTAACTGCAATTGATATAAATGATGATGTAAGTAATGAATCATGTATAATCACATATTTGATTCCATTCTCAAGTGCACCACCAACAAAATCACGTGTGTCAAATTGTGGTTTATTTATGGATATCATTTTATTATTATATATAATAAAATAATATTAATTAAATTTAATATTTATCAATTCATTAGTTAGAGTGTCTTTTGATATAATTGTATTACATACATTTATAAAATCAAATATATTTATATTTCTATAATTGAAATTAGCAATGTCATCTGTAATCCATAAATGTTCAATACTATTTATTTTTTTAGCAATAGATAATAAATCAATACGAGTATTATATGTAAATATAAAAGGAGTTATTAATAAATAATGTGATGTAGCATTAAAATAATTTTCTAAATTATCATTTTTTATTTTTTCATCCCATAATAAACATAATTGTGTTTTTTCATTTGTTAATATAAATTGTATAATAGAATTTAAAGATGGTATTTCATAATATTTATAATAAGTAATATTATTTGAATAATAATTACACATATTACCAAATTGTGATGTTATTAAATGATATAATTTTTCCAAGTAATTATTTGATTCTGATAAATCTATATTACATAAATTTAAATTTTGGACTAATTGTAAATGAGTAGTAATATTATTATAATTATAATATTTATTATAATTTGTATTTAAATATATCATAGATAAATCTACAACATAATTATATAAATCTTGATATGGATCATCTATATGTCCAATTTGAATATTATCATTGTTAGATGTATTAAAAGTGCTATTTGTATGTTTTGTATATAATATTAATCCATTATATGTTTTTTCTGCATAATCTATATTATCTTCTATTATTTGTATAGATGTATTAAATGTTTCTAATTGAGATTCAGAAAACTTAAATATAGATAAATTTAAATAATCTTCAGGATTTTCAATATTAACATTTAATATTTTTCTTAAATCATCTTCATCTAAATTATTAAATTCAATTGTTGTCATTAATAAACTTTTATAAATAATAAATTTTTTAAGAAAATCATTAATAGATTCATAATTCAAATTAAATTTATAAACCATGATATTTATAAATATATTACTAACTTTAAAAAATCTTTGTAAAATAATAATTGTTATATTAGTTTCTTTTGTTTTATTAATTGTTTCTAAATATAATCGTAAATAATTTATATCCATTCTAATTTGTGAATTATGTAAATAAATAATATTATTTTTAGCAAGAGCCTGGTAATGTGTTACCATAAAAAACTCTATTCCTAACTCTGGACCAATTTCTACAGATGCAGGTAAATGATCATTACCAAATAAAAAAAATAATAAACATAAATCCCATATTATAAAATAATTAATTGTCTCTACACTATTTATATTATTATATAACTCTAATAAATTTTTAATAATTAATGGTGCCTCAAAAACATGTATATATATATCAGTATTATTATTTTTAATATATTTTATTACATTTAAATTTATCTCTTTATCAATTATTTTATAATATGTTTGTTGAACTAATATATGATGTATTAAATCAGAATCAGATGTATGAATACTACATTCTTCAGTAAAATTTTTATTTGCTATATGCTTAAATATTTTTAAATCAGATTCTCCATTTTCTAATGAACTATTTATATATATATCACACTTTAAAAAATGTTGTTTTAATTTAATATTAACAAATAATTCTAAATTTTTAATAAAATTAGATGAAGGGCCTATAGATTTATCTATTGTAAATCTATATTTAATCCATTTAAAATAATCAAAAATTAATATATTACAATCAATATCATATTTTTTACTTAAATTCTCAACTAATTTTTTATTATTTGTTTCTAAATTATTAAAATATTGTTTAAAAATTTCTTTTTTTTTTACAGATTCTAAATAATTTTTAATTCTTCGTTTTCTTTGTTCTAATATTTTGGAATATGAGGGTATTCCATCAAAAAATAATGATATTGATTGAATAAATTGTGTATAATGAATTTTATTGATCATATCAATTATAATTGCAACAAATTTTTCATAAATAACTAATTCAATTACTGATATTTTATTATTATCAAATAAACTTAAATATCCTAATTTTTCTATATCTAATGTATATTTAACATCACTCATAATAAATAAAATAAATTTGTCTATTATTTCATCTTCATTAAAACCATCAAATATTAAATTAATGTTATTTTCATTGTAATGTTCTTTCCAATGTGGTTGATTTAAAATTTTTTTAAGATATTCTTCTAAAATATCCATATTACCACACACAAATGGTAAACATAAAATAATTTTAATAATATCATTAATTTCATTTTCAATAGCAAATATTTCTTGATATATTAAAAAATTTAAATCAAATATAATATGATTTGAAATTATTTTTCTAATATTATTATTAATATTTATTTCATCAAAACCATCATTATTAATAGATTTTGAAATAAAATGAGCAAATCTATCAATACCCATATATATGTTATAAATTTGCATAATCTTTATAATGTATTTTTAATTAATTCATGAATTTCAAATAATACTTTACAATCTATTTCATTATAATTAATAATATCTTTCATTAATGGATTATTATAAATGTCTGTATTTTTATTATCATATAATTCATTAGCTAATATCATAACCATTAATCCGTTAGAACACTTATTTTTAGTATCCCAACATGATTTTATAAGATTGTGTGCATGTAATGCATTTGCAACAGTTTTAAGTGAAAAATTAAATGCGCCTAATATTGTAATAGGTTCATTAATAAATACTTTATTTAAATCATAAAATGATATATGTTTATCTTGTATAATATTATATGGATTTTTAGATTTAAATTTATTATAAATACTTACTTCTGCAAAAGACCAATGATATAATTTTGCTTTTGTTTTATTTTCTTGTTTTAAAATAGTTGATATATATTTTATAAAATCATTAAACATTTCCATTTCAGAATCTTGTGTTTTATTTTTCATAATAAATGTTTTAAAAACCCATTTTCCTTTTTTACTATATCCTATTCCAATCATAAATATAAATGACTCTGAATTATTTAATATAAAACCATCTTTAATAATTGAACCAAAATTAGATTGCAATGTTTCAAAATCTAAATAAAATTCTTGTGTATCATTTAATGTTTCTTTCCAATTATCCCTATCATATAATATTTTATTTGGTTTTATTATACATGTATCTTGGCGATTAATATCTAAAATTTTATCAACTGTAGTTGCAATCCTTCCTGGATTAAATCCCATATTTTTAGCAGAACACTTTGGATCGCTCCATTTAAATATATTATTATTATGTGCATATTCGCGTTGTTTAATACCGCAATTCCATATATTTGTTATTTCATTTATTTTATTATTTAATTCAGATTTAACACTATGCCATTTTCCATCATGTTCATTTTTCATATTTGGAAATAATTCCCATCTATTAGGTAATGGTAATAATTGCCAATTACTACTATTATTTTTAACATCTTGCATCCATTTAATTGCATTTGCAGTTTGTTGTACATATTGATAATCAATAGTATCATAATCAATTATAGCTAGTCTATTTAAAAATTGTGTATCTTTATATTTAACACCTCGGCTTTCATAAGTGTATTGTTTTCCCCATATATAAGCTTTATTAATAGTAATTCCTAATATTTTATTTAATGCACATGTATAAATATATAATTGACCTTTATAAGCTGGTATACTATCTGAATTTAAAATATGAATCCCATCGGCCCTCAAAGGAATATTAGAATGTTTAATATCTATTATTTTATAATGATATGGAATTCCTAATTTAGGCGATGGTATATTTGCTTCTTCGTCAGAAATAATATAATTATTCATTAATTTATTTACATAATCTGATCTAACAATTAAATCAGGTGTGCCAAATGTATAATTTTCATAATTATGTAATATACCTTGATATATTATAGGTTCGTCTTCCTTCATTAGTTCAATTGTTTTTTTATATTTCTCTATATTTTTACTATCTCTATAATTTGCAATTGTAATTACTTTATGAGATTTTTTTATTATATTTACTAATTCATTTTCAAATTTAACACCAGCATTCATTATATAATTTACAAATATATCATTTGTTTTATTTTTATTTTCTATAGAAATTATAGTATCATTATTTTTTGAATTTATTCTTGGTATCTTATCAAGAGAAGTAATATTATATTCATTTAAATAATCAATCAATGGATCGTGTAATAGATAATTCCTCGTAGATGACGCAGAAACCATATAATTCCAATCAATTGGTTGATTATTTATTTTTGATTTTTTAGCACTTGTATCTAATGCGGTGCATTTTCTTTTATTATATCTTTCACACCTAGGTGTTATAGGATCTTGATTACTCATTTTTAGTTTTATATAATAATTATTAATTATTATTTATATGCATTTTAAGCCATAAGATTATAATATAATATAAATTATTTTCTCATTTAAATTAAAATGTCTAATGGATCAATAGCAGAACTTGTTGCTAAAGGAGCCCAAGAATGTGAATTAATTGATATTAATAATAAGTCATCATTATTTGATTTTGATATAATAAAAAAAAATAAATATACAAAAGGAGATACAATATTTTATCCACAAGGAACAGGTAATTGGGGAAATACTTTAAGAATTAATATAGAAAAAGGTGGTGATTTATTATATGGATTATATGTTAAAATAAAATTACCAAAATTATCAATAAATAATTTATTAATTCCTAACCCTCCAAGTGAATTTGATATACTTAGTCCTTATAGAGTTATGTATACTGATTATGTAGGAAATGTTATTATTGATAAAGTTAGTTTATATATTAATGGAATATTAATAGATGAATTATATGGTGATTACATGCAGATTTATACTGATTTATATATATCTGATTGGAATCGTAAGGCTATGCTTGGATTAGATGATATATTAAATAAACCTAATTTGAAAATTGATTCAGAAGTAATATATATACCATTAAAATTTTGGTTTTGCACTGATCCAAAAAAACCATTACCTGTTATTGCTTTACAAAATTCAGATATTTATATTGATATTAAATTAAGAGAATTTGATGATTGTATTTGTGTTTTAAAAAAAGATAATAATAAATATTATCATTGCGATGTAAAACACAAAATAATTCCTCTTGAAGATGTTAGTTTATTAGCTTGTTTTTATTATGCAGATAGTGATGAAAGAAAAGCATTAGCTACTAAAGAATATGAAATTGTAATAACACAAACACAATTTAGAGAAAAAGAAATATCATCAAATATTATTTTAGAAATTGATTTTAATAATATTGTAAAAGATATATTTTTCTTTATTCAACCTTTAAAACATATTAAATATGGTGAATTTTTTAATTGGACATCCAAAATGGATTATCTACCAGCGGAATTTATTGGCAAATCAACCGAATTATGGGATTATGAACCAATAAGACATTTGTTAGTAAAAGCAAGATTAGTATTTAATGGAATTGAACGGATTGAATGGAGAGATTATAAATATTTTCATTTTATGCAAAATCATGAGAATTATAAAAATTCATTATATTCTTATGTATATATGTATTCATTTAATATTAATCCAACTAAAGATTTTAGTCATTCTGGTTGTAATTTTTCACGTTTATCTAATACACAATTACATGCAGTTATTCAAACAAATACATTTACAATAAATAATAGTCCTAATCTTACTTATCCAAATTATGACTTGTGTAAATTTAAATGTTATGCAACTAATTTTAATATATTAGTTATTAAAGATGGTATATGTGGGCTTAAATATTAAATTAAAATTAATTAACATTATTTGCTATTTGTAATATATTAGTTTTGCTTAACAGGGTTTTGCTTAACAGGGTTTTGCTTAACAGGTATATAATCATGTATCTCAGTCTCATAAATTGTCGTGCAGCGTCGGGTGTGTAAAATTTTCCCGGCTTTTGTCGCCCACCAAATGTGGTAGTGTTGTAAATGAGTCTGTTCATTTTTTAATTTATAATTGTAAATTAAAACTAATAAGTAATTTAAAATTCAATTTTTTTATTTATATTTAATAAAAAATGAAATTATTATATTATAACATTATTGTTTCTTATTTATAAAATGCCTCAAGGAATTGTAGCACATGTTATTGATAAAATTATTATTATTATGTATATTCTATTTTTATTAGTTAATTGGTATATTGCAGATGCTATTATTTACGAGTTAATTAAACGTCATGGAGCTATTAGATTAAGTAATTTTGTATCATGGCTGCTCGGATTTACATGGGTAACTAATTGTACTATTTGTTGCTATATTATTTATTATTCCTTGCTATATTATTTCTTTACCAATATATAAAAAATTGAATATTTTTTTATATATAACTTATGTATTAATAATTTAACAAATGGAAAAAACCCAAGAAATTCTAGAATATCTACGTAATCATCCAGACATTTTAAGAAATTCTGACATAACTAGTGATGACCTTAATATTGCACATAGTGCAGTTGTTGAGTCTATAGCTAAACAAAATCAATTAAAATTACGACAACTAGAATGGCGTCGTATTAATACATACTTGGGACATAAAAGACCACGCGGTCGTAAATCACAAAAGAAATGTCGCAAAAATAGACTTGCAAAGCGTCAAAAATTAATAGTGCAAGCGCGTATTAACGCACCATATCCACATCCACATTTAGATTGGCGTGAAACACATATTAGAACAAAAGGTTATGATATACATGATCTTAATTCATATTCATTTAATGACATATTACAATTAGAAGACTAATTGTAGTACATATTATTGATAAAATTATTATTGTTATGTATATTCTATTTTTTATTAGTTAATTGATATATTGCAGATGTCATTATTTATGAGTTAATTAAATGTAGTGGAGCTATTAGATTAGATCAATTTGTATCATGACTGCTTGGATTTACATGGTTAACTAATTTTTTTATTTTTTGCTATATTATTTTTTTAGTAATACTTAAAAAAAATTGAAAATATTTTAATATAATAACTCTAATATAAAATATATTCAAATTCTTGTTCCTTATGGAGGACACATTAATTTGCTACTCTCGCACTTGCGAAAAGCCTGCAGACGGTACCGAATTGGAAGACCCATTCAAGAATGAAACCAGAGACGAGGGTCTGTATAAGATAAAATACATTAACAATAAAAATCCAGAATGTTATAGATATCTGAAAAAAGCAAATGAGCTCATGCAATCGTGTTTTGGTACCGATGCACCCACAAAATTACCAAAAACTATGCCAGGAATTGTTGTATGTATAAAATGTGATACTGACGAATTAATAGGACTATTATATATTGAAGATGAATTTAATAATAATAGATCTTTATTATGGTGCGGCGGAGAATCTACAAAGCCACAATCACAATGCGAATATAACTATTTTCAAATTAGAGGTATGTGTATTAAAAATGAATATAGATCAAAAGGATTTGGATCACAATTATTAAATTTTGCAAAAAAATTAGGTTCAGCTAATGGGTTTGATTATATGTTTGCTACTATAGATTTAGATGAAGATGAAGATACAGACCGTAGAATTAAATTTTATAAAAAAAATAATTTTTATAAACAAATACTATCTCTTACAAATTCTAATGAAAGTCCGCCACTTAACCGTAGTGAAAAAAAATCTGTCCGATATATATCTTATATAAGTGATAAAGACGATGAAGATATATTTGGTAATAGGTATAAAATGGCACTTTCACAAGAGGGGACAGACGATTATACTAATGGACCTTCTGCGCCTCCTCGGGTTGTCACATTTATTTGTTCCGATAGCTATTGCATGAAGTCAAAGAATTTATCTGCAGAAGAGGTCGAATGGATAGAAAAACTCAAAAACAGTGGTGATAACATAGGCAAACGTATAATTCTTTTTATTGATGAGTTTATCACATCCTGCAACAAGCCGGATGACTATGAAATCAACAAACTAATCAATTTAGTCAGAAAGTTAGCCGGAGCATACAAGGAATTCGAGAAATTACCCGAACAATCAGAGAGTTCTATTCGCCCACAACTTGACCAGATTGGAGTGAATATGCGCGACATGATCATTGCACTTGTTCCAATACCAAGAACGTGCCGTCATGAGCACCCTTATTGTGTGTGGTGCGAATCTGATTTTAAAGAGGGGTGTGGTTATTGTCCTGATAATATAAGCGTCAATCATAGGAGTAAGCGGTGGTCGCAACACGCCCGCAAGTGTGATGCAGGACCGCTCATCCGGCTAATGAAGAGTCATCAAAACGGTGCAAACAGAGTAGCGGCTCGCGCGAATGATTTAGATTATTCGGAAGAAAACACCGCAGCTAGATTATTTGAAGAGTTGTAAAACTATAAAACTCTAATCATTGACTATATAATTTTATATAGTCTAAATATATAGTTATTCAAAAATATTGAATAATATATAAAAAATGATTTTTTTATATCATAAGATATAATTTCTATTTACAAATGGACATATTAACAGGTTTTATTATAATTGGGCCAGACGAAAATGAAAATGTAATGAATCAATCAAATGATATAACATTACCAACAGATTTTAAATTATTTAGTTATAATAATGATTCTACTGCAACATTTCAATATAAGTTTAATAATAACATTTATTATATTATATATAAAATAAATACTAAAAATGGATTGTTATTATTTTTTGAATTAGTTAACAATGTAGAATTATGGGATATTAAATATATACAACCAACTTATATACATTCATCATATAAACCATATTATGAAATTAGATTTGCAATTGTTATGAATATTGAACATATTCAAAATAATATTAATACATCTATTGCATTATATAACATTATAAGTGACAAATATTTATATGAATCAAATATTAAAAATAATACAAGTGATATATTATCTCATAGTATTTTACCGTCACCTAGTTCTATTAGATTACCATCTACTTTTAAATTAAATTTATATCCATATCAAAAAAATAGTCTGAAGAAAATGAAAGCGATTGAACGGGGAGAATATGAAATGTCTATTAATTATACTTATCCTATTGTTTTTGAACAACCAGGTGTTCCTAGTAATACTTCATGTATATTATATAATCCAATATTAAATAAAAATATAACGATTGATAATAATCTTAATATATTACATTTAAAAGCATTATCAAAAGGTGGTATATTAGCTGATGAAATGGGACTAGGGAAAACAATTACATGTATTGCATTAATTATGACAAATCCACCTGCGCCAAATCAACCAAGCACAATATATTCAACAAATTATAAAATAAATAAAATTAATTCAAAAGCAACAGTTATTATTTGTCCATCGCATTTAGCTAAACAATGGGCATCAGAAGTTTTACGATGTAATTCACAATGTAAAGTTTTAACTATTTTAACAAAAAATGATTATACCAATATTACATTTAATGATTTTATTAATTCAGATATTATTATTACAACTCATCAATTTATTATGAATTTCAAATTTTATCCAACATTATATTATAAAGTATGCACTGCATCAAGTTTTAATTTTGATGCTCGTGATGAAATTATTAAACATTATTTAAATACTCAATATGCAGAATTAGGATTTCCAGGAATTAATAATCTTAAAAATCCAATTTTTGAGTTTTTCCATTTTCACCGCATTATAGTAGATGAAGGCCATGAAATTTTTAGTGAAACAATTGGTGCCATATCAGTAAGTTTATATATTGGTAGATGGATTACAAATATTGATGCTAGTTATAATTGGTATATTTCTGGAACACCATTTCCTAATTATAAAAGTATTAAAAATTGTGCTAAATTTATTAAATTAAAATTAGTTGATGAAACTAATAATTTAACATTTGATTATTCTAATACTATTCCATACAAAACATCTGGCCCTACTAGTTTTATGTTTAAACAGTATATATGGGAACAACTATTAAATAATTTGTGTATTAGACATTTGAAATCTGATGTTGAATCACAAATTAAAATTCCAGGATATAATGAATGCACTGTATGGGTTCGTATGACAGATATTGAAAGAAATATATATGATACTAAAAAAGGCAGAATATCCGATACACAATTACAACAATTATGTTGTCATCCACTAGTTGTTGAATCTGCAAAAAGAATGTTTGGTAATGTAGAAATAGATTTAACATTAATGCAAGAACAATTAATTACTTATCATAAAAATAATCATGACACATATAAAATAAAATTAGATAAACTTGACTCAACTAGACCAGAGTATCACATGTTGAAAAAAACATATCAATCACAAATGTCTGAATCATTATATATTTATACATTATTAGAGAAAATGAATGACCCAGAAGTTATTGAAGGTGAGAATTGTTCTATTTGTATTGATGTTCTTGATAATCCAACAATGACATCATGTGGGCATTTATTCTGTTATAATTGTATCAAGTTATGTTTAACACATAGAAAAAGATGTCCTATGTGTAAGGCAGATTTAGAAGGGAAAGATTTAATGGTAATGAATCTTAAAAAAGAAGTTGATACAGAAACAAATCCATTGATATTAAAATATGGTTCTAAATTAGGCAAGTTAATTTCAATCACAAGACACTTAGTAGCACAAGACAACACAAGAATTATTATTTTTTCTCAGTGGGATGATATGCTTACATTAGTAGGCAGAGCTCTTATTGATAATGGTATTGATAATTGTTTTGTTAAAGGTAATGTAATGATGCGTAATGCAGCAATTACAAAATTTAAAGCTGGTAAAAATAAAAAAGGTGATGATAATAAAGTTATTATGCTATGCTTAAAAAATGCGGCATCAGGAACAAATCTTATAGAAGCCACGCATATTCTTTTTGTAGAGCCAATTAATGCACCACAGAAAGAAATACAAATCATTGAACATCAAGCAATTGCAAGAGCATGCCGGATTGGACAGAAAAATCCAGTTATGGTAATTAGAATTTTAATTGAGAATACAATTGAAGAAGATATTTATCGTAGAAATTATGATAATTCTGCAGTTGTATCTTTTACAGATCCTTCATTTATGATTACATAAAATCATTTTATTTATTATTATTATGTTAAATAAATTTTTATTTATATGTTATTTACCAGCAAAATGCTGTTTGTTGTAAAGAGGTGAATGATAAAATAGAATAATTAAATTATATAAAATTAAAATTTGAATATACTAGAAATAAAATATGTTGATTATATATAAAATAATAATTATTATTATTATTTTATATCCTTGATAGCATCTTTTATATTGCAACTGAATAAAACTCATTGATTAGAACACTAGTTGAACCACTAATATAAACTGCGATTGTTGATGCTGATGCATAATTGTAGCACTACGCATACTTGACGTTTATTTTTGGTACTTATTAGACCCTACAATTTTATTTTTTAAGCGAGCCTTACGTATCCGATAGTATCGAGAGTTGACACATTACGTACGTACGCAACAGGAATGCTAGTTGCTGAAACAGTTGTGCTAACTTTATGCGCCTCGGTGCTGGTGCTCGAGATATATAGTTTGGTATTATGTGGCAAACTATATAGCGACGATGTCAAGCGAATATTCCACCCGCTGAAGGTGGTGGATGTATCGGACCAAAAATTGAACTTGAGAAACCTTCTAAACGTATACGGAATAAGTGTTCCCGGATATGTGCTAGAGTTTGTAGGAAACACCCATCCGGGCGTAGTAGGTACATTATAACTGTTACTAAGGGTGCCAGAGAGTGTAGCAGTCGTAAAAAACCCGTTCAAATTAACAAGTGTAAACGTTGTTCCATCAGAGCTATCGGACATCCACAACCTGTCATAAAGTGATGATGCAGTATGCTCGAATGCATACGAAATGGGTTGCATTGTCCATGTTGCACCAACACCAGCGTCAAAAGTAATGGCTAATGATTGGCTATTGCTATAATCATTGGTAGTGTCACCTGAATCGGTAAAGTCAACTAATGGGTTTGTTTTTACAGTATTATTGTTTGCCGGATTGAGCAATACCTTAGTTGCAGTCCCAGTCAATCCCCCGCATTTTATTGAAACATATGTGCCCTCCTTACTAGGACATGCAACGGTGATATTTTGGCCAGTATTGCCTGCTGTTAATGCAACGCCAAAAATGTCATTTGTAACAAGCGTATTCTTCTTTACGCGAAGCCCCGTGCTTGTAGGGTCTTCCATTAGCAAATCACCCACTTCTATTGTATCCGATGCAACCACTAATGCGGTCGGTCCGTAAGAGGTCTGATTGGTCTTTGCCGTGGCAAAATTGGTGAGGCTTGTGTAATCAATCAGTCCAGACCCAGTACCAGTATCTCCTTTTGGACCAGTAGCGCCTGTAGCACCTGTAGCACCTGTAGCACCTGTAGCACCTGTAGCACCTGTAGCACCAGTAGCGCCTGTAGCACCTGTAGCACCTGTAGCACCAGTAGCACCTGTAGCACCTGTAGCACCTGTAGCACCTGTAGCACCAGTAGCACCAGTAGCACCTGTAGCACCTGTAGCACCTGTAGCACCTGTAGCACCAGTAGCACCAGTATTACCAGTTCCTCCACCACACGTATCAATATTAGTAATATCTATATTGTTTAATATATATAATTTATTAGTAGCTGTAGCTGCAGTGTCATAAGAACCAGGAGTAGCTGATACATAAGTTACAGATACATCAAAATAATTAATACTACCAGTAGCGCCTGTTGCACCAATTGTGTTTATATTATATTTATATATCATAAGTGTATTTATACCATCCGTTTCTACATTTTGTAAATAAATAGGCTGATTAACTTGTAAAAAAGTGTATATTCCTGTATTATTATAATAATCAATTAGTGTTATTCTGAATGTAGTTATATTACTAAAATTTTTTGGTATAGTACTTGGAATGGTGTAATATAAATCACCATTTTTTGTAGGAAATGAGGTACCATCGATATTTTCTAATATTAAATATGTATATTTAAAAGGATATGTGCCGTCATTATTACTATCATATACAACTGCACATGTATTTTGATTACCACATATATCATAATCATTAATAGCTCCATTATCTATAATATATTTTAATGTTTTTATTCCTACACTTCCGATATAGATTAACTCTAAATACTCATCATCACTTGTATTTTTATCAACTAATAATGTACTATTACACCATAATACTATAGTATTAATACACTTTGCAGAACTAAATAATGGTCCCAGTTTAATTATACTATCAGATACATGCACACCAGTTTGTATTAAATTTTCTATTATTAAATTTTTACTATTGTAATGAAATGTAGCATAATTAAAATATGCATATGAATTATTACAAATTTTTACCATATAACTATTTTTAAAAGTTCCAGAGCTTTGATTTCTATATATACCTGCTTTAGTTATTAAATTATAAGTAGGGCTACCAATATAATAAAATTTACTATTATCAATAATTACTACAGGTTCATCATTTTTTACATAAGTAGATATGGAACTACTAATTGGATCAATAAAATCATCTCTATAATTAATATTAACTATTGAGTTGTTTGTTACAATTAATCCATAATACCAATTTTCAATTACACATTTACTAGCTATAACCTTTGCATTATTTGTAACAGTAAATCCAGTGCCCAATGAATTATAAACATCAGGAGTACCAGTCGCACCAACATATGTATTTTTAAGTAGAGAAATATTTCTAGAAACATATAACTCTGCATTATCAATATATATACCATTATTATATTGCGAACTAGTTGCACTTGTATTTAATCCTATAATTTCTATAAAACCTTGAACAATTACATTTGATTCTGAATTGATTATAAAACCATATTCATTATTGGCACCAGTAGCACCTGTTGTGCCAAAGTCTGAGCCAAAATGATACATAGTAATACTGTTTGAATTATATAAATATGATTTATTACTTATTAAAATACCTATGTTTTTACTATAATAAACTTTAAGTAGCTGAGATGATAATGTTGAATTGTTATCTATGGAAATGCCTGTAATTTTTGAATAACTAATAGCTATTTCAGCAGTTGAAACTGATGAATTATTATTTATTTGCATACCTATGTTGCATATACCTGTATTTATACCTGTTGCAGTTGCTTCATTAATTTTTATTCCATTATTATTTATAATACTATTATTAAGAATATCTATACCGATATTTGTTATAAATTTAAATGATATATTAAGTCTAATTATTTTTGAATTATTTAATATAAGCCCATTGGTTGCATTGTTAATTTCAATACTATATGCATTAAGGTTTGTATCAATACTATTATTTATTATACTATTATTTATAATATTTAAGCCGGTAGTTGTTATATTTGTTAATAACATCTTAAGTCTATTTATTTGTGAATTATTTAATTTTATACCATTTCCAGCATTTATAATTATAATAGTACCTAATCCTGAAGATGAATCAAATAGAATATTATTATTTATTATACTATTGTTTTGCATTTCTAAAGCGGTATTTGTTATAGTTAATAATACCATTTCATATCTATTTATTTGTGAATTATCTAATATTATGCCATTCGCTGCATTTGTAATTGCAATCGTTTTTGCTGCTGTAAAATTATTATTGTTTATTACACCATTATTTAATACATAAATACCAGTGTTTGAGATATTAGATAATGTAATACTTTGTCTATTTATTTGTGAATTATTTAATATTATTCCATTAACAGCATTTGTAATTGTAAGATTTCCAATGCCTTCAAAATTACTTCCAGTTTCCATAAAAACAGCTGCATATGTACCAGTTGCACCTGTATTTCCACCTCCAACAAGTGTAGTAGCGCCATTATAAACATTTAATTGGGTATTATTTGATAAGTCTAAACATATATCAATATTGTTTTCTGGAAGATTACTTGTTGTATAATTAATATTTATTCTATCAAAATATAAAACACTATTAATTGCTTTTATACCTCGCGCACATTGTTTAACTTTCATAATAAATCCTTTATTATCAAGTGTTTTAGTAGGCTTTGTTGTAATTTTAGAATTGTTAGTATATATTCCTAAATAACAATTAACCAAATATATATAATTAGATATTAATTCACTATTATCTAATAAATATACACCTGTTGATGCTAAAAGAAAATTGCTATTTACTATATCACTTAAAAATTCTATATATAATCCATTTAGTTCTAGATCATTGATTGATGGATGTCCTATACTTCCAATAATTGCTTTAGACATATTTTTTATTTCTAAAGCTTCTTGTGCACGTGTGCGTGCTAATTTAATATTCATATTTATTGTGCATAATATAGTAGAATTATTTAATATAGATACACCAGTATAATCAACAGTAACATATAAACTATTACATATAAATGTTGAAAAATTATTTAATATTATTCCATTAGCAGCATTTGGAATTGTAATTGTTGATAGACATTCAAAACTACTTTTAGTGTCCATAATAATAGCTGCATATGTGCTTATTGCGCCAGTTGATCCTGTCTGTCCACCGCCATAAAGTGTAGTAGAACCAGTATTATATAGTTGAGTATTGTTTGATAAGTCTAAACATATATCAATATTATTTTCTGGAAGATTACTTGTCTGATAATTAATATCTATTTTATCAAAATATAAAACACTATTAATTGCTTCTATACCTCGCGCACATTGTTTAACTTTCATAATAAACCCTTTATAACTAAGTGATTTAGTAGGCTTTGTTGTAATTTTGGAATTGTTAGTATATATTCCTAAATAACAATTAACCAAATATATATAATTAGATATCAATTCACTATTATCTAATAAATATACACCTGTTGATGCTAAAAGGAAATTGTTATCTACTATATCACTTAAAAATCGTATATATAATCCATTTAGTGTTAGATCACCATATAATTGATGTCCTATATTTCCAATAATTGCTTTAGACATATTTTTCATATATAATCCTGTTTGCGCATCTACACAATTCACAGTAAATGTAATATTCATATTTACTGTGCATAATATAGTAGAATTATTTAATACAGTTATACAAGTATAATCAGTAGTTGCATTTAAACTATTACATGTTAATGTTGAGAAATTATCTACTAATATTCCTTTGTATGTAGTATTTATATTATTGTTGTATATATAAGTTAAATTTATAATATTCATTGTTGAATTATTAGTAATATTAATTGAACCATATATAGGTAATAAAGAACACTCTGATAAAAATGTTGAATTATTATTTATATGAATTGCAAGGTTTTTACACTTATTTTCAGGTTCATCATCTCCAAGATTAATATCTTTTACGGTGTCTATATTTTCATAGCCTATTATTAATACTTTAATAGTAGAACTATTATTTGCATATAATAATGTCTTTTTAAAATTAACTAATTTTATTTTTTCATCTATTATTAATGTTGAATTATTAGATACATATAAACCATAACCACTTAAACCACCTGCTTCAATATCTTGAGAACTTCCATTAAAATTAATATTTCTAATATATGCAGTTGAATTATCATATATATTTATAATTCCCGCTTGTGTTGCAATTACTTCTGGTATTGAAAATCCGCGGGCATTTATACAATGAACATTTTCAATATATGTTCTAGAGTTATGTGTAATATTAATTTGACTTATATTATTTATAAAGCAATTTTTCATATATGAAATAGGTCCATTAATAAATATGAATTGATCTTCAAATTCTCCTCCTTGACTAAATTTGCCTATATCATCACATGCACTACTAAATACACTATTATAAATTACCATGGGTGTTATTGGTATTTCTTGTGTTATTGGATTTGCAAGATGTACTAGTTTAGAATTAAAATATAATTTACTATCTTTCTCATCATTCAAATATATGCCACTCAATTGTTCTGTTCCAAATTGTATAGAACTATTTGTATTTATTATTGAATTATCGTCATATGTTTCACCATATATTAGTCGTGCAAGTTTAACACCATTTATATTTACAGTGCTATTAATTATATTTAAATCACCTTGTAAATAAATATTTATGTATTTAAATATGACATGTGTATTATTAACGCCAATTATATTAGTTCCATTAGTATTAGTTTGAATACTACATTGTATTTTATATATTTCAATTTCTTGACCATTCACATTAGTTGTTTCATCAGAATATGCAATACTAATTGTTGTTATAGTATCATCTATATTTACTTCATATATAAATGCTTCTACCTCGGTTGTAGTAAATTTTACAAAACATCCTGGTGTAATAAGATTAACATCAACAGTACTAAGATTATTGTCAACAAATGCACTATTAGTAATTATAAATTTTATTAATTGTGAATATGGGTCAATAGTAGAATTATCAATAGTAGTTGATCCAATTAGTTTTAAATTTGAATACGGAAGATCCTCAGGATCTGTGGTTGTCCCTTTACAGCATCTAATTACAACTGGATTCATTTGAATACCTAAATTACCTGTACATATTGATACATTTTCAGGCATTGTATATTTTTCACTATTACCTGTTGTACCAGTAGTGCCAGTCTCTCCCACGGATTTTATATAAATAGTACATGTATTATTATATCCAACTGCTCGTATTTTATCGTATGCATCTATAATGGAAAGATAGGGTGTATAAAAATTACCATCTGCTGGACCAGATGCACCTGGGTCTGGCGGTTCTTTAATATACAAAATGAGATCATCTGGAATATTATTATTACAACACGGACCTACTGGTAATATATATACATTAATTATTAAATCTGTTGTTATACATTCAAGATTACCATCAATAAATACAACAATTAAATTTATAAATTCATTATCATAATCAATATTTATACTAGAAATAGTATATGTATATCTACATAAACTTTCAGTATTTTCTAATGTTAATATACTATTTGGTTGTAATAATGTAAATATTGTACTTATAGGAACATTATAAAAATCGGTTAGACATAATCTTATATTTTCAACCTCATGAAAACACCGCGTATTTATTAAACATATTTCTCCTGGACCAGGATATGGGTAAGGATATTCTATATATATATATTTATATGTACAAACAGAGCTACTTAAGCCGATTGGCCCCCTTGGACCGGTTGCACCTGTTGCACCTGTATTACCTGTAGCACCTGTAGCACCAGTAGCACCAGTAGCACCCGTATCGCCTGTAGTACCTGTATTGCCTGTAGCACCAGTTGTGCCAGTTGCACCAGTTGCACCAGTTGCACCAGTAGCACCAGTTAAACCAGTAGCACCAGTTGCGCCGGTAGCACCAGTTGCACCGGTAGCGCCAGTAGCGCCAGTAGCACCTGTAGCGCCAGTAGCACCAGTTACGCCAGTAGCGCCAGTTAAACCAGTTGCACCGGTAGCACCAGTAGCGCCAGTTAAACCAGTTGCACCAGTAGCACCTGTAGCACCTGTTAAACCTGTAGCACCAGTAGCGCCAGTATCGCCAGTAGCACCAGTTGCGCCAGTAGCACCAGTTGCGCCAGTAGCGCCAGTATCGCCAGTAGCACCAGTAGCACCGGTAGTGCCAGTAGCACCGGTAGCGCCTGTATCACCGGTAGTGCCAGTAGCACCAGTAGTACCAGTTGCACCGGTAGCACCAGTTAAACCAGTAGCACCAGTAGCGCCTGTTAAACCTGTTGCACCTGTTGCACCTGTTGCACCTGTATCGCCGGTAGCACCAGTAGCACCAGTTAAACCAGTAGCACCAGTAGCGCCTGTTAAACCTGTTGCACCTGTTGCACCTGTATCGCCGGTAGCACCAGTAGCACCAGTAGCACCAGTAGCGCCAGTTGCGCCAGTAACACCAGTAGCACCAGTTAAACCAGTAGCACCAGTAACGCCAGTAGCACCAGTTGCGCCAGTAGCACCAGTATCGCCAGTAGCACCAGTAGCGCCTGTAGCACCTGTTGCGCCGGTAGCACCAGTTAAACCAGTAGCACCAGTAGCGCCTGTTAAACCTGTTGCACCTGTTGCACCTGTATCGCCGGTAGCACCAGTAGCACCAGTAGCGCCAGTTGCACCAGTTGCACCTGTATCGCCAGTAGCACCGGTAGCACCGGTAGCACCAGTTAAACCAGTTGCACCAGTAGCACCAGTAGCGCCAGTTGCACCAGTAGCACCAGTTGCACCAGTAGCACCAGTAGCGCCAGTTGCACCAGTTGCGCCAGTAGTACCAGTTGCACCGGTAGCGCCAGTAGCACCAGTTGCGCCAGTAGCACCAGTTAAACCTGTAGCGCCAGTAGCACCAGTAGCACCAGTTAAACCAGTTGCACCAGTCGTGCCAGTAGCACCAGTAGCGCCAGTAGCGCCAGTAGCACCAGTCGCACCAGTAGCACCAGTTGCACCAGTAGCACCAGTAGCACCAGTTGCACCGGTAGCGCCAGTAGCGCCTGTAGCACCAGTAGCACCAGTCGCACCAGTAGCACCAGTTGCGCCGGTAGCACCAGTTGCACCGGTAGCGCCAGTTGCACCAGTAGCACCAGTAGCGCCAGTAGCACCAGTTGCACCGGTAGCGCCAGTAGCGCCAGTAGCGCCAGTTAAACCAGTAGCACCAGTATTGCCAGTTAAACCAGTTGCACCAGTAGCACCAGTAACACCAGTTGCACCGGTAGCACCAGTAGCACCTGTATCGCCAGTAGCGCCAGTAGCACCAGTAGCGCCAGTAGCACCTGTAGCACCAGTTGCACCGGTAGCGCCAGTTGCACCAGTAGCACCAGTAGCGCCAGTTA